AACTCGTCAAGAAAGATGACATTATAGGATCCACCTCGGACAGCAGATGAAGAAGTAGAGTTTGCCGATATTTTACTCCCATTTTCTAACTCTAAAGAACCTTTGTTCCATGATATTATACCTTGTTGCATCCATGAAGGCAAATTTTCATATGCAAGTTGTAATCTGCCAAGTAAATCTCTAGCAGTGGACGCTTTGTTCGCCAGAACAGCAATGTTGACATTATCATTGAAAACCGCATAATGCAATAAGTATGAAATACAAGTCGTAGATTTACCAGTCTGACGTGGCATCTTACAGATATTAAATCTATTTTTGTGAAATCTATTAATTAACTTCTCTTGAAAATCGTACATATTAAAGGGAACTAATCCCTCATCAAGAGAAACAATTTTTATATACTGTCTAGCAAAATATACTGGATCTTCTTTACACTTTAAAAACTCAATAATCTGCTCCTCAGTAAATTCATGAGGAGTATTAGCCTTCTTTAGATTGGGATTGCCAAGATATACATCATTATTATTCATGAGAATTACACCTCAAATTTCAAATCATCTCTCCAATCAGAAACCTCAGGTTTTTTCATTTTAAATAATTGAGGCATTTGATTTGGTCCCACAACATCAACAAATTCCACATAAGGATTCCCATTGGCATCCTCTATGGTCACCACTTCTTCATGGTCGTTATTCAAATCCATTAGATTTTATTAAGATTCCTTATTATTATTTAGAATCCCTTGCTTTAACATCTTTGATAACTCAGATGTAGAACCCACAAACACGGCATTATTAGTTACATTGTTCGTAGTTTTAGTATTCTCTTCATCAACTTCTTTAAGTTTTTTCTGAAGATCCATTAACTTATCAGTCGTATCAGCGACTGACTTAATTATTTGACCAGCAACCTCATATGCTCTTGGACTTGCACTTTCACCAGCAAGTTCCATTATACCATTAAGAGATTCTTGACCTTTCTCTATTAATGAATATAAATTTGCACGAGTATATTCATAATCCTTATTTACATCATCACTAATATTAGGAAGTTGATCCTGTCTTCTAAGACATCCTCCCTCTGGAGTATTAGAAACTTCTATACTATTAGTATTTAAGGCTTCATCAATGGAATCATAACTATTAGACATAATTTAAATATCCTTCTGTCTTGTTGGACTATAAGTTTGATCTGCCTTTAAATCATCAGATGCAGCTGAAACATCCTGCCAATCTTCACTAAATCCAAAGTCATCTGCTGGGCCAGCATCAGCAGGAACAGGAGTAACAGTGTATCTCATTTCACGTTTAGCAGTCTTAGTATCTGTATCACCATACAGATCTGTCTGAACTTTCTTAATAAGTCCACTAGTTGTCTTAGCAATAGGACCGAATAAGTAAGTCTTAGCAGTAAAATTTAAAGTATAGATAAGTGCTCTTCTAGAAGAAAAATCCCCTTCATAATCATCCTGAAAAGATACATTATCAAGCACAATAGGAATATCTCTTTTCTCACCTATAGAACTTACTAAATCTACAGTTAAATTAAATGAAGGTTGAAAATATGGTAATATCTGCTCTACAATCTGTAATGCATCATCATTTAATTTGGTAAAAATATTTAATTCAAATCCAATGTTATATGGAACGGGCATATAAACCTTCTTTAAATTTGTTCCATCAGATGTTTTAAAAGTTTGAGTGACACCAACTTTTCTACCAGGATCATAGGCAACATTATTCATTTCAAATGACATTCTAGGAAGTGTTATTTGAATAGGTTTGTTTAAATCTGCCTGTTGCTCCAATCTAGCTAGAAATTTTTGTGCAGGTCCGTATGATAAAGGAACCTTAAAATCGCTAAATGCAGAGCCATCTTGCTCTTTATGCTTTATATTAATACCATTAAAAACAGTACCAAAAGCAATAATGGTTTTTCTAATTATTTCGTGATAATAATAAGTTCCTAACATTATACACTACCAAATGGGTTTGACTCACTGAAATCAAGAATAAGATCTGCTTCAGTCTCTATATCAGTATTCTGATCATATTTATCTAAATTCTCACCTTCTGGAACAGACTTAATACTATACTTGGCAGAAGATGCAGATCCAACAATAGTTTCTCCTATAAAGAATACCCCATTTTCATTACCAACCCTAAGAACTAAAGTATCACTATCCCAATTCTTAACTCTACCAGTTGTTCCACTATATCCACCAGTAACAATCTCATTATATTGATAAGTACCAACTCCAGTAACAGAATTTGAAGCACTGAATGTTACAGTTGCAGTTCCTGCAGTATATCCAATACCTGTATCAATCAGATAAACTGAAGTAACAACTCCAACATTATTAATAAATGCTCTACCAGATGCACTATATCCACTTGATGGAGTACCAAATGTTACGGATGGTGCAAAACTATATCCAGCACCAACTGTTGAGAATCCAACATATGTAATACCAACACCAGTTGTATTTAATGTTGCGGTTGCTGCAGCTCCGACTCCATGATAGGTTGTGACTCCATTAGTTGCAGTTGTTGCTGCACTTACAATAGTGACGGTTGGTGCTGCAGTATATCCAGAACCAGGATTTGTGATTAATAATTCTTTAATTGAATAAATGTTATTTGCAGACGTGGTGATGGCAACTGCTGTTGCATTATCTCCTGTTGGAGAGGTTGATATTGCAACTGTTGGATTCTTGGTATATCCATAACCATCATTATTAAGCCAGAGTCGCTGTATAAATCCAGAATTAGTATTAGTAACTGCACTTCCTACTGCTGTAGTTCCTAATGCAAATAGAACCAAATCAGTAGCAAATCCTTGATCCTCAATAGTTTCATCAATGGCAGCAATACTAGTATCAATAACCTCATCCTCATATTCGAAGAGTTCACATTGCAATTGATAAACATAATTTTTACCTAATTGATAAAAAGGTTTTTCGTGCTCTACAAATTTAACTTCAAATAATCTTTGACCTAAAGGAAAATATACCAAATCCCCTTCTTCAGGTCTTGTAGAAACTGTAACTTGACTATCATCTGTTAAAAAAGGACTGATAAAATCTTCATATCTTTCCTTTGATATTGTAAGGAGTAATTCATCTTTTAAACTAACTCCAAACTTAGTCATTATATCTCCTTGACCATCATAACCCTCATAGGTATTCACATAAGCTTCCAATAAAAAATTATCATCAAATTTTGATGCTGTTACTTCTCTAAAAATTGTTTTCTTATTTACAACTTTTCTAGGTATATAAGTTACTTCTACACCATAAATTGTAAGTTGTTCATTAATTAAATCCTGAACAAGCCTTTGTTCACTTTGTGAACCTTGGAGAAAAAAGGGATTTAATGCCATTATCCTATCGCATCAAGGGGTGGTAATTCATATTCACTAGCCATCTTCTCTTTAATATATTCTATTTCTCTTACTGCATCGTCATATATTTCTCTTCCATTTAATTCCAATCCACCAGGAAGTTTAACTCCTTTGAATTTAATTAAATTTTGTCCCCATTGACGTTTAATAAGTGCAGTCAAATAGAGTTTAAGGAATCTATCATTATACACTTTTGTATACGTTAGAGGATCTAATGCTCTCCAACAATCAAGAACAAGATAGGTACCAGCAGTTTGAGCTTCCCAATCAATATCCAAATATAATCTATCTTGTCTTTGGTTAAATCTTATTTGTTTATCTGTGGTTAAAAGAAAATCAATATCTTCAAGATATGTTTTAACCATGGAATACTGAAGCAATTCAATTGAGTTAAATTGATATAAATCATTTAAAAATAATTGATACTTAATACTAAACATTCCACCAGAAATTGTACTGGTATCAAATTTAAATATTTTTTCTACACCAATTACAGAATCTGGAACTTGAAGAAAATTAGAATTTTCATACCACTTAGTTGTAATAGCTCCTGTAGTTGTTCCAATTCCACTGACAGCAGTTGATTCCGCAGTGCTGGTTACAATACCCACTCCAGTGGTACCAGATGCTTTTCCTCTATCAATTTCTTCTTGAGTGATTTCATGCTTCAAATACATCCTCTCAACACCGTCATAATGACGTTCATTAAATAGTTGGAGTGCATCATCAAGCAAATCATCTATTTGATCATCAGCGACATTAATTTCTAATACTGGAGCACCAAGTTGTCTCTTACAGTAATCTATTAATCCTTGTTTAGTACTTGGTTTTGCCATTAGAATGAGCCTCCATCGATAAGTCCAGCAGTTAAGGTTCCTGAAATATTTGTAGAACCCTCTACATCTAATTTAGCAGTTGGTGCAGAAGATCCAATACCAACCATATCAGTAGAACCATCAGAAAAGATTAATGAGTTATCATTTTGTCCTTCAACACGAAAATCGAGATCATTACTACCATCATTAATTATAACAGTATCAACAGTTCCTTCTTCAGCATGAATTAAAGGTTTACCGCCAGCAATTAATCGTATTTGGTCACCAGTAAATTCAATATAGGTATCACCATCACCTTTATGCCTGATGTTATCTGCTACATATATATCGGCATCAAAGTTAGAAACACTACTGAATGTAGAAACACCAGCAGTTACTATTAAACCACCATCAGTTATTCTTACACCAGTTCTTGCTGTTATGATACCAAGTGAATCTATATTAGTTACATCTTCATATGTTAATGTTCCACCAATAGATACATTACCATCAAACTGAGCATTACCTACAAATGTAGAGAGTCCTGTTATCTTTAAACTATTACCAGTAATATTATCCAGAACTAAATCATCACTAATATATAAGTCACCACCAACATATAGATCACTACTTGTAGTAACAATTCCTACAAAGGTAGAAACACCAGCAACATTTAAAGTATCGGTAATATCAACTCCAGAAGCCGTAGTTTCTAGACGTTTTACATCATTATGAAATATGGATACAGATCCACCATCAACAGCTAAAAGATAATCTTCACTATGATTCTGAGTTTGTAATCTTATATCATTACCAGCAATTCTAAATTGTCCAGTTTCATTCCTTATAGTACTATTTCCACTCTGATGGAATATTTTTAAATCTCCACCCGATGCACTACCCCATACAGCCTGTGCACTATCATCAAACTTAAACTTACTTGTTGCTTTATCCCATTGAATATTATATGAGGTACCAGGGAAATATACATTAGAACCAGAAAATGTAGTAACACCAGATACATTTAATTGTTGTGTTTCAGTTGTTCCAAGTACAGTGACACCAGCTCCAGTGGTGGCAAATTTCTCATTGCCATTATAATATATTTTTACATCTGAATTAACAGTAGCTTTAAGATATGCCTCACTATCATCTGCTCTTTTGAGTATGAGTGAATCACTACGAATTTTAAGAT